AATTATAAAATATTTAAATTATTAAATAAAATTGAAAAATATATATATATATATGATACTATAACAAATATAGATATTATTTTTGATAAAAATATAGAAGATCCAAATATAATTTTAACTAAATTAAATGATGTTTTATATAAATACTATCCAAAAACAAATATAATAAAAATATATAATACTTCAAATAAATCAATAAAATTAATGAATGAAATATTTTCTTATAAAGATGTTACAATGGATCCAGATATTAATCCTGAATCATATTTAAAATATATTATTAGTAAAATTCCTAATTATTATACTTATAAATTATATAATATTAATAAAAATAAAGAATTATTTTCATTATCATATGCAGTTGGCGTTGGTTCAAAATATAATTCTTATTTTATTTATATATATCCCAAAAAAATAAATAAAAATAAAAAAAATATATATCTAATTGGAAAATCGGTAACTTATGATAGCGGTGGTATGAATATAAAAACTCGTAATATGGAAGAAATGAAGACAGATATGGCAGGGTCAGCAATATTAATAGGTGTAATGAATTTAATAAATGATAATTTACATTTTTTAATTCCTATTGTTGAAAATATGATTGGTCCTGATGCAACTAAACCGGGTTCAGTAATCAAAACATATAATAATAAAACTGTAGAAATAGTAAACACTGATGCGGAAGGTAGGTTATGTATAGCTGATGCATTAATTTATATTAATTGTAAATTGAAAATAAATTATGAAAATAGTATAATAATTGATATTGCAACATTAACAGGTAATGTAACATCTATAACAAATGATATAGCTAGTATTTGTACAAGTAATAATAAAGGATTTACTTATATTAAAGAATTATTTAATATTGCTAATGAAATTGGAGAATATGTAGATTATATTAAACTACGTAATGAATATGAAGATTTATTATCAAGTACTGTTGCAGATATTAAAAATACAAGTAATTTACATAGAGCTGATTGTATAATAGCTGCATCATTTTTAAATTTTTTTATTAATAAAAAAATTCCATGGGTACATATTGATTTAGGTGGGTGTATTTTTAAAAATGAGAAAGTATTAAGTTATGGTATTTATTTAATGTATAAATTTATTAATAATATATATTCTAAAAAATTATAATTATTTAATAATATAAATTAATGTAGTAAAAATATATTAATTTATATTATTAAATAATATAAATTAATGTAGTAAAAATATATTAATTTATATTATTAAATAATATAAATTAATGTATTAAAAATATATTTTATTATAAAATTATAATGGATGATATATTAGATAATTTATTAAATATTTCAAAAGATAGTTGTATTAAACAAAAATTAGCAGCAGTTATTATAAAATGTAAAAATACATTATCTAAACCTTGTTGTAATATACCAAAATTATCTAATAAACATATATCTGAGTATAATATTACATTAACAAGTATTCATGCAGAAGAAAACGCTATATTAAATTATTATGGTAATCAATTTTTTTATAATAAAAATAATAAAAAAGTATTTATTCCATTAAATAAGAAAAATAATATTAATTTATTTGTCGCACGTTTTGATAAAAATGGTAATATGTGTAATGCACGACCTTGTTATAATTGTTTATTATTAATGAAAATAACTGGAATAAAAAAAGTATATTATACAACAGAAGATGGAATTATATGTGAAAATATAAAAGATATGATTAGTATTTTAATTACTCATATTGCAAATAAAAATTATATTAATTATAATAATTTATTAAAAAAACAATTTACGCAAATTATTAATAAAAATAATTTTAATTTATTTTACAAATATAATCTATCAAAAATATTACCACATTATAAATATAAAATTAATTCTATAAATAATAAAGAATATATATATATATATGATAATAATAATATTTTAGTAATAAAAACGATAATAGTATAGAAAATAATAATGTAGAATTTACAAATTATAATAAATTAATGTTATTCACTTGATATGCAGTTAAAATATGGTCATTGTTCGCCTTCGTTTTCATTTTCATGTTCAAAATCAACATCGCTATTAGGGTAGGGGTCTTCAATATATTCAGCCTCGCCATCGTCTCCGCCATCGTCTCCGCCTTCGTTTCCATTTTTATATTCAAAATCAACATCGCTATTAACGTAGGGGTCTTCAATATATTCTCCCTCTTCACTTTCTTGTATATTATCCTTCTTAAGATTATTATCACCTCCTTTTAATAATATCTTATTTTCATTTATTGTTGATAATTTTCTCTTATTAAGTGATAAGTATTGTTTTTTTAAAATTAAATATTTTAATTTATATTTAATATATTTATTTTCATAACTAGTCATATATATATTATATGATATAAAAAAAAATGAAAAAATATTATATTAATTATTATATATATATTTTCATTTATGATTAGCTATGATAATGATAAAATAGAATTCTATACTAATATTAATAATCAAATAAATTTATATTTGAAAGATAAAAAAAAGATTGAAATAAATATAGATAATATACAAATCAATGACATTATTTATATAGATTTTATTCCAGATAGTCAAAAATATATATATGAATTATATCCTAAATTAGGTATAGTTAATAAATTTGAAAATGATGAATATTTTATTTTAAATAATATAACTAATCAAATAGAACCATTATTACATGATAATGTATCTTATTATGGTAATACATTAGGTTATGGTTATTTAATTTATAAAATAATAAATTAAAAAATAATTAATATAAAAATTTTTTTATAATATTTATATAAATATTATAAAAAAATTCTAATAATTAATATAAATATATGGGTAAAATAAATATATATGATAACTATTATAATGTAGATGATTCAAGGTGCGCACCAAAACATAAATTTGAGGATGCTTCTTGCTTTAGTAATGATGTATTAAATTATATATTTGAAGAATTAATTAAAAAATTTAATATTAATATTAATTATTTAATATTATCTAGAATAAATAAAATAAAATATTTAGAAAAAATTTTCAAGAATAAATGTAATAATCAAATATGTTGGATTACGAAGATAATAACTGATGCATTTGAAAGAGAAAAATTAGTGAAAGAGATATATAGACCATATGGACCAGAAGGCAAATTTGAATGGTTAAGTACAACTGATATTAATAATGTATTAGAACAATATCATGACGTACATACAGATTTCATATTTTTAGGAGCAGTTCCATATGATTTTGAAGATTTACATATATTAGATATAAATATAGAAAAAATTATTAATTTAGATTTAGATGGAATTAGTAAAATTGCATTAGTAATTAATTTAGATACTCATAATCAATCAGGTTCACATTGGGTTGCATTATATATTGATTTAAATAAAAATCAAATATATTTTTTTGATTCAGTCGGGAAACCTCCTAGAAAAAGAATTAAGTTATTTATAAATAAAATTACTAAATATTTATATCATAAAAAATATAATGAAAATATTAATATAAATTATATTATAGAAAAGTGCATTTTATATAAAAAAAAAAAGATTAATTATAATGAATTAAATAATATTTTAAATTTTGATATTAAATATAATAATATACAACATCAATTTAAAAATTCTGAATGCGGAGTATATTCAATTCATTTTATAATTGAATTATTATCAAATAAATTATTTATAGACGTTATTAATAATATTATTGATGATGATAAAATGAATTATTATCGTAATAAAATATTTCTTAATATAAATAAATAATATTTATTTAATTTTTTTTTCAATCTCATTTTTTATAAGATCATATTTTTTTATAATATTATTAACAATTTCATCTAAAATTTTAATTATATTATTATTTTTTATTTTAAAATCAAAAATTATTGTATCTGATAATGGATGTGGTAAATTATATGCTGCATATGAAACATCATCATGATTATGTAGATATGATTCTATCAAACTTCCTAATGTATGTAAATCATCAATTTCATTATTAGTATTAATAATATTAAATTTTCCTTCAGTTAATTCTAATAATTCTGTTTTTTTTAATATTATTGATATAAAATATGTTAACATTCTTTGAATATTTTTCATACTAATTATTAATATTTTTTTTTCAGATATTTGTCCTCTTGATTCTATATTAAATATAAATTCATTTTCATTAATCTCTTCATAACTTGCTACACTAATTGCACTATATGAAGTATGTTTATTTTCAGTACCAATATCTGTTATTGCAGTAAATTCAATTTCTTGTTCTGGTTTTAGTATTAATAATAATAATGGATCTTCATAAGGTGAATCTATTTTATTACTTCCAAAATAAAATAAACAGTTATCAGTTGTAATATTTATATTATTATTTGTCTTATTAATATATTTTACATACATAGATAATTGCTTTAATGTATTTATTTCAATATTATCATTTGAGTCAATATTATCGTCTTCAATTTCATCATCATTATTATTAATATTTTTATTAATAGTATTATTATTATTTATAATAATTCTTTGATTATCAATTATATCATCTGATATCCATATTGGTAATTGTGATATTCTTAATTCTAAATATCCATTATGATATATTGATGTATTAGTCTTAAAATTAAAATTATTAAATTTTCTAATTTTAATACTAGAATACATTATACGTCTCATTGAATTTAAAATAATATGCGAAACATTATTTATTTTAAATTTTAAATAACTATCGCCTAATACATTATTCTGTTCTATTATTTCAATCTTCATATATATAAATATATATGTATATTTTCTATTTATAATATTTTTCATTTTTTTTTAGTATTTTAGACAATTTTGCTATAACTAAAATAATTAATATTTTTAATTATTT